CCTCCCACGCGCACCTCCACTGTCCCCCCCCCTTATTCCTCCAGCAGCTGCTACAAGGAAAGGGCGCGTGCGGGCCGCAGAAAGTCTGTCGCTGCACAGTCGCTGTTGCTCCTTGGGGGAGGTCGCTCCGCTCCAGCCAGCTCCCGCACCCCCACACCCCTTCAGCTCTTCCCCACACCTCTTGCACGCTGGCCTCGCCCGTGTCACTATGGCCTCTCTTGCGGAATTTCCCGCTTCACTCGCACCAACCAGCAACCGAAAAGGAGATAAAAATGCTCACATACCTGCAACTTGGAGACCTGGGGGAGGATGTCCCGGCGGAGGTCAGCTACGACTTCTTCCCCTCCCGTGAAGACCCTGTCGGTGATCTCAGGCTAAAAATCTTCGGACAGTGGAGATCCCCGGTCGCCTGGGGCCTTACTGAACCCGCCCAAGACCGCATAATCACGCAGATCATCGAGCGTGAGAACAGGCTGAGGGAGATTTAACACACGATGTCTGCCCCTATTCTTACCCCATACGCCTCTTATGGGGAACTGCAGCAGGAAAATGCCGCCCTCCGAAGCCAGCTGGAGGCGCACCAGTGGCGGGATGTGCGGGACTGCCCCCCTCCAGCTGGCTGCGCCCTTCTTCTCCACCTTAATACTGGCACTATCATCCAGGGCTTCGCCAACACCTCTGGCATCACCCACTGGATGCCATTGCCGGCTAAACCGACGCACTAACCCAACTGAAAGGAACTACCCCAATGACAACACCAACCTCAGCCCCCACCCCCAAGTACACCGCTCACACCAGCACTGACCCTCTGCGCTATCCAGTCGCCTATGCTAACGTGCTGAAAACCTTTCACAAGCTGGGTGAGACGATGACCATTCAGCTACAGTCCACAGCAGAAGCTTCCACCCTGAAGCATAGATTCTACAGCTATTTCCGAGCATTGCGAAGCACTGAGGGGTTTGAAGACTTGGCTGCAATCGCAGGCTCCATCTCCCTGCACCAGGACGGCTCAACACTTCAGCTAGTCCCGAAGGAAAGCGCCTGGGATGCCCAGGCAATCTCAAAGGCACTGGAGAAGGTCGGCCCGATCCCTGGATTGGAGCCACCAGCCCCTGTTAGTCCAGAAGCACGGGCTGCGATGCTGCAGAAACTGAGCGAACTTCGGGCGAAAAATTCCTAGCAGTTCTCGCAAATCCCCCTTGCGCCGCTGGGAGACTTCCTATAAAGTGGGGTTTCCCTAGCGGCGCAAGCCCTAGCCTGCAGCAGGGTGTAGCGGTGGAACCCAGATAATCCACTAGCAATAGAAAAAGGAATACAGTCATGACGAAAGAAACACAACCTGAAACTGAAAGCCCTACAGCCGACACCCCCAAATCCGGCAAGGCAGCAACCTCTTACTTCCTCGTCCAGATGGATGATGGCCGCAAGGTCGAATTCAGCGGCAAGCGCCGGATGCTGAAAGAAACCATCCTGGATGACGCCGGCTATCCCAGCATCCGCATGGACTTCGTAAACGGCGAAACACGCACATTCAAAATCCCTGAAAAGCTGCTGACACGCTTCGCTGGGCATGGCGCCGAGCAGAAATTCGGTGACGAAATCGCTGGCCTGGCTGACGTGGAAGATGCAGTAATGGCCGTGGATGCCCTGATGGAGCGCATGAACGCTGGCGAATGGACAAAAACCCGTGAATCCAATGGTATGGCTGGCGCTGGTCTTTTGGCCCGTGCATTGCACCAACATTCTGGCAAGCCAATAGAACAGATCAAAGCGTTCCTGGCTCGTAAAACCCATGCAGATCGAATTGCCTTGGGCCAAAATGCTGCCATCGCTCCTATCATCGCTGAGCTGAAAGCGAAGAAAGGTAAAGCCAAGCCAGCCGTAGATACTGATGCACTGCTGGAAGAGCTGATGTAAAGAGTCAAAGCAGTAGGGGATGATTGCCCCCCGGTCCTGAAGCCCGCGTAATTGAGCCTCCGCAGGCGGCAGAACCGCAATCACTAGCCCACCTCAGACGTGGGCTTTTTATTGCCCGGAGTTCAGGGAATGGCGGGGTAACTTGTGGGGATTACAATAGAGTAATTCGCGTCGATTACTTACAAAAACACACAAAAACTGGCTTGCAATCTCGCACAAGTTATGCTATCCTTTAATCGTTAGTAGGGATTTCCTCTACTGACAACCAACCAAAAGAGGCTCAGTCATGGAACAGTTCAACGCAGGAGAATATCAGGAAGCAGAAGATCAATTCAGGGCCTTAGAGGCAGAGGCCCTGGAGGATTTGGAGAAGGAAGTTGAGGCACTGGAAGAAGCACTGGATTTTGCTTTAGGTGCAGGTGCAGGTGAGTTCTCCCTGGACGCCCTTCTTCAGGAGTCCCTACAGGAAGTAGCAGCGGCACAGAAGGCCAAGGCTGCCAAGAAGGCGCTGAAAACTGGCCTAGCAACCGCAGAAGAGGCCGCGATGCTGCAGCGACTCGTAGCGAATTGGGAAATTGGCAGGTTGTGGCTTCCCAAAGCAACTGTAGTGATGTTCGACGTGCAGCGTTGCACGACCTGCGGGGCAAAGCACAGTCACTTCATCGGACGTTTCCAGCGCCAAGAACACCGCACCTCCACGGCAATGCGCTGGGTACGGGCGTCAGAAGCCCCGATGCAGGCGGACTTGCCGGAGGAAGTGAAGGAGAATGAACATCTGACAGACCTTTGCGCGAGCTGCTATCATGGAACTTGATGCACTGGAAGCTGCCTATCTTACAGTACACTGTGTCGACTGGGCGCAGACACGTCAAATTGCTCAAGAACCTCAGCACTGGCGGGAGTTAAATCCTGCCATGCCTGAGCATCCGACCACTGGCCAGGTCAACCGGTACTTTTTGCTGACAGCCGCAGCTCACATTACTGTGAGTTCCATGCTGCCGGAGCGGCAAAGGAAAGTCTGGCAGTATTTGACCATCGGGGTGGAAGCTGGGATTGTGGGCAGGAACTATTCAATTGGACTAACTGGGAGATTCTGAAATGACCAATACACAGCGGGAAGCACGGGCGTTAAATTTTGCCCTGAGAAGCATAGGTACTATCAGGGCACATATGGGGTTCCTCCCAGAGGAGCATGTGGGAAAACAGTTACTAGCAATGGAGGTGATACTGGAAGACATGGATAGAGTGTTACATGCAGTAGTTAAAGAAGCCGCAGCGGCCCGCTGCGTAAAAACCATAAAGGAGTAGCAGACATGGCACGACCAAAGAATACGCTCAGGACAGTCTATTTCAATGTAGGGCTGCCTGAGGACTTAGCCGCAAAAGTAAAGCTGCACTTGTACAGTGACCTGGAGGGCAGAATCCCCTTCGGTACGCTGCAGGAGTTCTTCACCAGTCTTGTGCGTGAGCACTTCCGAACTGCCGAAGCAGACAAAGCTGCAGACTAATCCCCACAATTTCTAAGGAAATCAAAATGTCGCCAGTAAGCCAAACCACGCCCATTGCCCTTACTGCAGAGCAACAGGTTGCAGTAACAGCACTAATGAACTTCCTCTCTGACCCCAATCCCCCCTCATTGTTTTTTGCCTTGGCAGGCTTCGCAGGTACGGGTAAGACCTTCTGCATGAGGGAAGTGGCAGCAAGATGTGCAGGCAGTCATAGCAAATTTGCCTACACTGCCCCAACAAACAAAGCAGCGAAGGTGCTGCGAGGAGTTACAGGGGATGCCTGCACTATTTACTCCCTGCTGGGGCTTCGCATTGATAAGAGTGGAGAGCTGAAGAAACTCGTCGGAGGCCACAGCACGGAGGACTTCGCAGAATACGATGCGGTGTTTCTGGATGAGGGGAGTATGGTGGGAACGCAGCTGTTCGACTTGTTGCTGGCGAAAGCTGAACAGCATGGGGTCAAAGTTGTGTTCCTGGGGGACAAGGCACAGTTGCCCCCAGTAGGAGAAGCCTCCTCCCGCGTCTGGACAGAGGTAACTGCAGGTGCTTCCCTCTCCACTGTTATGCGGCATGATAATCAGATTCTGGCACTTGCAACAAAGGTCAGAGAAGCCGCGGAGCAGCCGTTTCCTTCAATCATACTTGAAAGCGACCACAGCGAGGACGGGTCTGGGGTTTGGAAACTTTCCCGCGCTGCCTTCAAGAAAGCCATGTATGAGGCAGCAATGGCCGGAGAGTTTGCTGACGGAACCAGCAACAAGGTGCTTGCATGGAGGAATGTTCAGGTAGGGGAATACAACAACCTCATCCGCAGCGGGATTTTTGGGGCCGCGGCAGTTCCTGGGTTGTACCTGCCTGGGGACAGGATTGTGGCCACAGCTCCCTGTATGGCTGGGGATATGCCGCTTCTTGCTACTGACGAAGAGGCGATAGTGGAAGGGGTGGCAACCTGTAAGCACCCCTTGTACCCAGGCTACGCAGCACAGGAGCTCACCTGCAGGAGTGAGGAGAACAAAGTCATCCGCTTGCTTGTGCTGCATCCAAGTAGTCAACAGCAATTCAATGAGGATGCAGAGAAGAAGGCAGCGAATGCCCGTACCTCCCCTAAGCTCTGGCAGGCTTTCTGGAAGCATCAGGAGCTGTTTCATGCGGTGAAGTATGCATACGCGCTGACGGTGCATCGAGCACAGGGGAGTACGTATGAAACAGTTTGGGTGGATTATCAAGATATCCTGAAAAACCGGAATCGTAGGGAGGCATTTCAGTGCCTGTATGTGGCATGTTCAAGGCCGACAACGAAGCTGTTGCTGGCGTAAGGAGAATGAAATGAAGATGGTTGCTGCGCTGTACGTTGAGACTTTTGGGGCCTATTTTGGGCTGGATGGGGTAGAACCGTGGGATGAGCTTCAGGACGCTCGCCTTTACAACGGCCCTTATCCCGTAGTAGCCCATCCCCCCTGTCAGCGGTGGGGTAAATTCTGGGCTGGGCAGCCCCTATGGATTGCGAGGACAGGGGAACGCAAGATAAAAGGTGATGATGGCGGATGTTTTGCTGCTGCATTGAATAGCGTTCGTCAGTTTGGTGGAGTGCTGGAGCATCCGTGGGGAAGCCATGCCTGGCCACATTTTGGCCTTGCTGTGCCGCCGCGCTCAGGCGGCTGGATAAAAGCCGACGACTTTGGTGGGTGGACATGCTGCGTCGAGCAGGGGAGGTATGGCCACTATGCGCGGAAGCCGACTCTGCTATATGCAGTTGACACGGATTTGCCCGAGCTTCTGTGGGGAAAAAGTGAGGCAGTATTTCCGCAGTGGGCGATAGACAAAGACGGCGTGGAAAAATGCAGGCGGATAGGTGAATTAGGGTTCAAGGGAGGTGGGACTAACAGCACTGTGAGAATCCACACACCAGCTGAGTTCCGAGACCTGCTGCTGGGAATGGCTCGGAGTGTGGACAACAGGAGAATAACATGGACATACAAAAATGAAAGTGCTTAAGAAACTAATTTGCGCGCTGGTTGGGCATCGCTACGTGGTGCAACGGGTTTTCAGCCCAACAAGCCGAAAGGTTGGTTGTACGCGCTGCGGACAAGAATGGGGAATGAGTGATAATACGCATACACTGCTTCCGTGGGACGACGAAATGGAGCAGACATATCAGGACTTCTGGCAAGCGCCTGACGCGAAGCTATAAGCAACAAAGGAGAACGAAATGGAATGGAAAAAAGATACCGCGAAACATTCAGTCGATGAAGTATTGTTTCTTGGGCCGTGGAATGTCGGAGATGTTCATTATGACAGTCTCTCGTCTAAGGACGGCGTAGTGAAGTATACCGCTACGTGTAAATTGCCAGGCTACGAATGGCGCGGAGAATTCCAGACGAAGAGGGGGGCAGAAGCAGCAGTTGAGTCTGCCGTCGAGTATTGGTTAAGCCAGCTGCCGAAATAAAGGGAGGGCTGAATGGGCAGACGAACATGTAGCATAATCAGGAGAAAATCATGAAAATAACCGTAACACTACCCAGCTTTCGGCAAGCCTTTCAAGATGCTGGGCGAGGTGATCATTTCAGTTGGGAAGGGCTAGAAGTTTTGTTTAACTTTCTGGAAGAACAGGAGGAAGATACAGGTACTGAAATGGAGCTAGATGTTAGTGCTCTTTGCTGGGATTTTGCGGAAAAGCCCCCAGCAGCAATTGCTGCTGCTGCTCTCGGAATCTCCTCTGTGGCTGGGACTGGCATTACAGAAGATGAGGTAATAGACTGGCTACAAGACAAAACTATGGTAGTCGGGAAAACAGCATCAGGGATTATTTACCAGCAAGGGGTTTAACTAGGTAAATTCAAGTAATCATTGCTTTACGTTGCGCGCTGAAGAAACTCACTATAGGATTATTTGTGTGGATTACCCCATCGTACTCCGCGCAAATAATCCCCTTACCCTCATAACTGGAGACTCAAATCATGGCAAAAGCACCAGCACTCTCAGCTCAAATCCTTGCACTGAAACAGGAACTCGCGGAAGCCAAAGCAGCCGTAGCCGAACTGGAAACCAAACTTCGCAGCTCCGACAGCGCTAAGGATCAGTATTACAAATATTGGCTAGAGTCCAAAGCTGAATTGGACAACTTTCATCTCATCCTCGATATGCTGCCTGGGATCCGCCCGCGCAGGGCCGAAGGTGAGTACAGCGACCTTCCTATTGGCACTCGCTTCCTGAGCTGGGCGGTTTCTCTCTTCCTCCGCTGTGGAGGCATTTCCAATGACTGACATCATCCCCTCCAAACTCCAAGAATGGCGGCAGAAAGCCGCTGACGGTACAATCACAATTGAAGAAATGCGAGAGGCTATTGCAGCTATCCGCCAGGAGCGTATTGCAGGCAGTATGCGAAGCAGCGCAGCAAGAGACGGGAAGGCTGCGGCCAGGGCGAAGGCAAAGCCAATTGACAGTGACGCACTATTAGGAGAACTGCTATGACCAGCACCAGCGTCAGCGCCAGCCCCCGCCCCATGTTTCCGCACACAATCGACAGCACTATCCTGTCCGCTTTTCGCAGCTGCCCACAAAAAGCCTTTCGGCAATACGTGCAGCATTGGAAATCCCGCTTTCCTTCCGTGCATCTTATCGCTGGCGGGGCCTTTGCATCCGGAATCGAAGCTGCTCGCAGGGCTTTTTTCATAGAAGGACAGAGGACAGAGGACGCCGAAAGAGCTGGCCTTGCGGCCCTTATCGCGCACTATGGCGACTTCCCCTGCCCTTCCGATTCCCCAAAGTCTCTGGAGCGCATGTGTGGAGCGCTGGAATATTACTTTTTCATGTACCCTCTTGGTGCAGACGGGGCGGAACCAGTCACCTTCGCCAATGGCCACAAAGGCATTGAGTTCAGCTTCGCCGAACCGCTCGACATTGCGCATCCAGTCACAGGTGACCCTATCCTTTACACTGGCCGAAGTGACCAGATCGCTGAGCGCATAGATGGAATCTTCATCTATGACGAAAAGACCACTTCCAGCCTTGGGGCTACCTTCGCACGGCAGTGGGAGATGCGGTCACAGTTCACCGGGTATCAGTGGGCTGCGGCAAGGCATGGGATTCAGGCGAAAGGGAGCATCGTTCGCGGGGTGAGCATCCTGAAAACCAAGTACGACACAATGGAAATTCCTACGTATCGCAGCAAGTATGAGATAGAGCGATGGGAACAGCAAGTGCTTCGGGATGTAAAGCGGATGATCCAGTGCTGGAAGGAAGGCTATTGGGACTTTTCCCTCGATGCAGGGTGTATGGAGTACGGTGGCTGCCCCTTTGTGGCTGTCTGTAAGAGCTCACGGCCAGATGATTGGCTTCCTGTGAACTTCGAGCAGCGAGTCTGGGATCCACTGGCACGTCGGGAACTCAGTGTGAAGGAGTACGAAGAAAGCTGGGGACATGCGCGTGAGGCCGATGAAGCACCAGCGCCAGAGCTTCCAGGAGGAGTTTCCCCAGAACAGGCCGCGAGTCTCTCCGAGGAACTCTCTGGGATGCTTGGGGGTTAAGATGGCTGTGCTCCCATCTCCCCTCCCCTACACTCAGCATTTCTTTGTGGAGAACCACTACTTCGGCAGTTGCCAACGTGGTGGTATTCATATCCATGAGGAATACGCAGCCCCACGTTCCTACGCGTACTTCTGCCCGATTTGTGCAGAAGTTTGGGCCAGGTGCCCGATAGAAGGGGGAGGCTCAATGGCAGGAACTTTCCGGTGCATCGAAACTCCCTGTCGAAAGCATACAAAACACCCTTGGGCAGTTCCCGGCTCCTTGATGTTGCTGTGGGATGCTGAGTTTTCAGAGCTGTTCCCTGAGGAGCTGGTGCGATGGGAGTTTGAGCGTCATCTGAGTTATGCGGAAAATGTCCTGCTGGCGGGTTAGCAGGCTTACAGTCCCACGAAAGGAAAGCACTATCATGACCACTGTAATTGCTTGTTTGAAACTTGTGTTGTTCATCTGGGCTATAGTAGAAGCCGTGCAGGTGCTATCCCGCTGAGCATTTTGACTATTCTCAACAGGGAGGATTGTAGTCATGATTACTATCGGAATTTGTCTGGGATCTGTGCTGCTTTCGTGGGCTGCAGTCGGTGTCCTATGGGCTGTGGCCGCACTGCTGATAGGTTGGCAGGAATACAGAACCCGCAGATACCACAAATATCTTAACTATTTACAACAAAGGAAGAAATTATGACTGAACCAACTGCAGCACCAACGACCCCATCCGCCGCCCCCAGCGCCCTCTCCGGCGTCAATGTGCTCCTGATGGGGCCAGCAGGTACTGGCAAAACCTACTCCATCGGCTCTCTGGTAGAAGCAGGGGTTGAGGTATTCTACTTGGGCTTGGAGTCCGGGCTGGAGTCCTTACTCGGCTACTTCACTGACCGTGGAAAGGAGATCCCCCCGAATCTTCACTGGCACCAATTAGCAGCGCCAAAAGCAAGTTTCAGTGAACTTTTGGACAACGCGACAAAGATCAACACAATGGCGCTGGATTCCCTTGCTAAGATGTCTGACCCAAATCGCAGTAAGCACAATCAATTCCTTCTTCTGTGTGCAGCGCTGAATAACTTTCCCGATGACCGTACAGGGGAGAAATTTGGATGTGTTGATACCTGGGAACCTTCCCGTGCTCTGGTAGTGGATGGTATGGCCGGACTGGCTCGTGCAGCAATGTCACTTGTCGTCGGAGGCAAGCCAGTCAAGAATCAATCAGATTGGGGCATCGCACAAGACCAGGTGGAGAAAATCGTGCGCATGTGGACAGATAACTGCCGCTGCCACTTCGTGCTCATTGCGCACGTCGAGCGGGAGACTGACGCGGTGCTGGGTGGGGTTAAAATTATGATCAGCACGCTTGGCAAAGCCCTCGCGCCCAAACTTCCTGCAATGTTCTCTGATGTCATCCTTACAGTTCGTGAAGGTACGAAATTTTCCTGGGATACGGGGAGTGCAATCGCTGACGTAAAGTCACGCAATCTCCCCATCGCCCAGGGGCAACCACAGGATTTCCGGCTTATCATAGGGAAGTGGAAATCCAGGGGAGGTGTACTGTAGCCAATGTGCGTAACTGTAGCAATTTCTCTTGCACCCTGCCGTTAGGGGTGCGAGACTAGCCTCACCCTCTCACGCACCATCAAGAGGGGTTTTTTTCAGCCTTAACCTTAACCTTAACCTTAACCTTAACCTTACAGGAACTCTATCATGACTTTTGATGCTAATTCTTTTCTCGACTCCACAGTCTCTGGTGCTAACGATACCAAGGTGATTCCTGTGCCCGTTGGTGAATACATGGCCATCATCTCCAAAATCGCCCCCCGCCAGTGGCAATCGAAAGACGGCATATCCTCTGGCGTCGCCTTGGACATCTTCTGGTCTATCGAGGACACG